TTACAAGGGTTACTTCAACCCTAGCCAGTTAAATCCGTTTTTCAATCCCCATGATATAGAGGTCGCTGGCGGCGGCTACGTGGGCCGTGGTATGCGGAACGGCGGCATCATGTCACTAAGGCGCAGATAAGATGGCCCGACCTCCTCTTCCTCGCAGCAACTTTGGAACAAGCTCCCTTGTCGAGCGCAGGGACGCCATTCCTCTTGTCGAGCTTGAGGAAGGCCCGGAGGTCGAGGTTGACGTTGCCGATGAGACGGTCATCGAGACCCCTGATGTAAATATAGAACTTGAGGATGATGGTGGCGTTGTCGTTGATTTCGATCCCCGCATGGCGGGTCCCGAGACGGGCGACTTCTACGACAATCTGGCCGAGATGTTGGATGACCGCGTTTCCAGCAGCATAGCTTCCGAATTGCTGGAGCAATACGAGGCCAACAAGAGTGGGCGCAGGGAGTGGGAAGACGCCTACCGGACGGGTCTTGAGCTTCTCGGATTCAAATACGAGGACCGGACGGAGCCGTTTCGTGGCGCGACGGGTGTGACGCATCCGCTTCTGGCCGAGGCGGTGACGCAGTTTCAGGCACAGGCTTTTGGAGAGCTGCTTCCGGCGGGAGGGCCCGTCCGGACGGAGATACTTGGAAAGGTAACGCCTGAAGTTCAGGATCAGGCGGAGCGCGTCAGGCACTTTATGAACTATCAGATCACCTGCGTGATGAAAGAGTACACGCCGGAATTCGATCAGATGCTCTTCTATCTGCCGCTGTCTGGCTCGACCTTCAAGAAGATTTACTACGATGAATTCCTGGGTCGCGCCGTCAGCCGGTTCGTACCGGCGGAACATCTTCTCGTTCCATATACGGCATCGGATCTGGAAACGGCGGAAAACGTAACGCACGTCATACAGATATCGGAGAACGAGCTTCGCAAGAAGCAGTTAGCCGGTTTCTACAGCGACGTTGAGGTGTCGGCAACACAGTCTGATCCTTCGGAAGTCAGGGAGGAGATGGACGAGATCAGCGGTGTCGAGCCATCCTATCTGGATACCGACATCACGCTGCTGGAATGTCATGTGGATCTGGATATCGAGGGATATGAAGATCTTGACGACACTGGCGAGCCGACAGGTATCAAGCTCCCGTACATCGTCACCGTCTCCGAGACCAATGGCAAGCTTCTGGGCATTCGCCGGAACTACAGTCCGGACGACGAGGGACGCAAGAAGACCCAGTATTTCGTGCATTTCAAGTTCCTGCCGGGTTTCGGGTTCTATGGCCTTGGTCTGATCCACATGATCGGTGGTCTCAGCCGCACGGCGACGGCGGCTTTGAGACAGCTCATCGACGCAGGAACGCTGTCCAATCTGCCTGCCGGGTTCAAGGCGCGGGGCCTTCGCATTCGAAACGACGACGATCCGTTATCACCGGGCGAGTTTCGCGAGGTCGATGCACCCGGAGGGGTAATCCGTGATTCATTGATGCTGCTTCCGTACAAGGGGGCCGACCAGACGCTGTTCCAGTTAATGGGTTTCTGTGTTGAAGCGGGCCAGAGGTTTGCAGCGGTTTCCAATCTTCAGGTTGGCGACGGCAACCAGGAAGCGCCTGTCGGGACGACCATCGCGCTATTGGAGCAAGGCGCGAAGATCATGTCCGCCATTCACAAGCGGCTGTTTTACGCGCAGAAGGAGGAGTTCTTCCTTTTGGCCGCTGTTTTCGGGCAGTCCCTTCCTCCCGAATATCCGTATAACGTGGTCGGTGCCGAGCGTACCGTGAAGGCGCAGGACTTTGACGACCGCGTGGACGTTCTTCCCGTGGCCGATCCCAACATCTTCTCGATGGTGCAACGCGTTACATTGGCCCAGACGGAGTTGCAACTGGCCCAGTCGGCTCCGGATCTTCATAACCTGTACGAAGCCTTTCGGCGCATGTACAAGGCCATCGGGATCAAGGACGTAGACGCCATTTTGAAGCCTCAAGAGGAGGGAGAGCCAGAGCCCAAGGATCCGGCCATCGAGAACTCGGAAGCTTTGGAAAACCTTCCCATGGCCGTGTTCCAGGGTCAAAACCACGATGCGCATATCATGGCGCATCTTGTTTTTGGGTCAGCGGGCACCGTTCAACAGATGCCTTTGATTGCCGTGGAGCTTCAAAAGCACATCATGGAGCACGTTTCCGTGAAGGCCAAGGAGCAGGTTGCGGCGCAAATGATGCAGCAGCTACAGGGACAGGCTCCAACCGAGCAGCAGACTTTGGAGATCGAAAGCATGGTCGCGGATCTGATTGCCAAGGGTATGCAGGAGGTCAAAGATCTTTCCAAGCAGATTTCCGGGGGCGGCGAAGAGCCAGATCCTCTCATCGCGCTCAAGGAGCAGGACTTGCAGATCAGGGCGCAACGGGATGCGGCGGAAAACCAGATAGATCAGGCTCGTTTAGACCTCGACAGGCAAAAGGCCTCTCAGACTGCGCAACTAGGTGAAAACAGGATTCAATCCGCAGAGGATATTGCCGCCGCTCGCATAGACGCCGCTCGCGAGCGCGAAGTGATGAAGCAGCGGCAGAATCAGCAACAACAAGGTTAGGAGGTCATCATGGCCGAGAAAGGAAGTGCTTCTGTAGGGGTAATTCGCAAAGGCTCCGTCATCAAGGATCAGGGCTTTGTGCCTTATAACGCGCCAAAAGAGGAATCGACACCGGACGCATCCAAGGGTACGACCACCTCTGGAAAAAGTCGCGGGATGGGTGAAGCCGAGCGCGGCGGTTCGTTCAAAATCTGTTGAGGAGAGTGGTTATGGAGTGGATTACTTCCAGGGTTAAAGAGCCGTCCAGTTGGGCGGCGGCGGCAGCGGGCGTCGTTGGTATTGGTGTTTTGATCAGTCAGCCCATCGTCACGCTTGTCGGCATCGCCATTGGCGGGTTGGGTTTCTTTCTGAAGGAGAAGGGCGTCATCTGAGGTGATGATCAAGCTCTATCTGGCGATCATCGTCATAGGGTTGGTTGGCGGTGTCGTTTACGGTGGGTTTTACTACTATAAGGACACCCAGGCCCGCATTCAGATCCTGACGGAGAACTCTGCCAAGCTGGAGACGGCGAAGAAGGTCCAGGACCAGACGATTGAGACGCTTAAAGAGGATGCGGGAAAGTACCGCAGGCTCAACAAGGACCTTTCCTTGCAGTTGCAGAAGGCGCACGACTATAAAAACAAGCTCATTGGCAAGTTGCGAAAGCATAATTTGACACGATTGAGTCAGCAGAAGCCGAATCTGGTGGAAAAGAAGATAAATCGTGGAACGAAGCGGCTATTTGAGAGTTTTGAGTCTGACTCTGCTCTGCCTACTGTTAAGTAGTTGCAGTTCGTGGCCTAAACTCACTCGACTTGAAGTCAAAACCGTCGAAGTTGACCGTATAATACCCACGCAAACGCGGCCTCAACCGATAGATCTGCACAATATTACGTGGTTCGTGGTCACCGACCAGAATTTCGAGAGATTCAAGGCCAAATACATCAGGCAAACCGGTTCTTTTCTGTTTTACGCCATCAGTGTGAGGGATTACGAGACGCTGGCCCTCAATATGGCGGAAATTAAGCGATATATCGATCAGCAGAAGCAACTCATCATTTATTACGAAAAAGCGGTTGCGCCGAAGCCCAAGCCACCTCCTGAGGTGAAGAAAAAGTGATGGAAGAAGAAGATATCAAGGATCTTAACGGCTTTTTCATACTTCTTGCGACCATCGTTTTCGGTATCGTTCTCATTATCGTTTTGGGGGTGCTGTTTTCATTCAATGCCTTTGCGGCGGAGACCAATACCATTAGCTCGACGGTGGTGACCGATAAGTCGGTGCCCACGGCCAATGCGCCGTCCGTCGTGGTCAATAACAACGACGTGTGTCGCACAGGTATGAGCGTTGGTGCTCAGACCGGTTTCGTTGGGATATCCACCGGCCACACTATCATCGACAAGAACTGCGAACGCATAAAGCTGGCGAGGTCTCTCTACTTTATGGGCATGAAGGTCGCGGCGATATCGATCCTTTGTCAGGATGCAAGGGTATTCGATGCGATGACCATGGCCGGAACGCCTTGTCCGTATAAGGGTAGGATTGGCAAGGAAGCCAAGCTGGCGTGGGAGAAGGATCAAGAGGCCGCACCGGAAGGGAACACGATATTCGAGAAGAAAGAGGTGATTCCATCTCCTGATCTGGAGTATTCGGAATAGATGAAAGGGGTATGCACGTATGCAACGGTCCTTGGGGTCTGTTTATTGACAGGTCCGTCTTTTGCGGAGGAGGTCGTAACCGGACAGGAGACTTCTCCCAACCAACTACCGGGGATGAGCGAGTTCACTCAATCCGG